GTGTTCCCATCAAAGATAAGATGAGGATATCCATCGCCCTTGAATGATGAACATTGGATGCTCCGAACGACTGTGTTCGTTATGGATGATGCTGATGTGTAGTATGGATAATCTGTCGGCCATGTGCCAACTTGACCCCAAACATACCCTGTTCCAAATTCTTGAGGGAAGTTCGTGGATGAGAAACCCAATTCGTCGTGGTAAGTTACGAGCAAGTCACCCTCGGACACACTCGGATCCGTTGGGTCGGGGTCACTTTCCTTTTTCGACCAAATCGCAGGTTGACGGAAAACTTCAAGATTGTCCGCATCAAACAACGAGCCATGTGGTCGTAAAGCGTTAAGCGTGATATTCTTTGTTCCAATCGTGTCTTTGACATTGATAAAACTTCCCCAAAAGACCGCAAAGCCAGCAGTGCCACAGTATTCAGCACTCATGTAACGTGCGTTGATGGTTGAACCATATTGTGCGACAACGCCATACGTTCCACAATTGTCTGCGATACAGTTTTGTGCATTTATAACCGAAGTATCACTTGCAATGATACCTGTCCAACCTGCGCCCGTAACATCTGCGAATTGGCAGTTGATGCGTGAACTATTGTTAGCGCTGATTCCGTTTTGCAAGGCTCCTGTGAAGATAGCCGACTCCGCATTGACATTGGATGCGCCCTCTGCGTAGATTCCGTAACCACCTGCGTTTTTAACACCTTTGTTGGGTCGTATGTGGGCGGAGCTATTCTTAGACACGAAGATACCATGTCGTCTTTCGCTCAAGCCTGTTGTGTTCATTGTGAACAACGTATTGATGACAGGCAGGACTGCGTTCTCATCCCCACCAAAAGCAGGGTATTCATTGTCAAACTCCGACGTGTTCATCGCAGTCGTCAAAGCCGAGCGATTGATGGTCACTTCCGCACTCTCGGATGAAATTGTTATAAACCCAAGATTCATTCGTTGAACCAAAACTTGTTCATTCATCACAAAACCACTCAAGAGCAGAATCTCTGCGGATGAAACGGAGTATGGATAGGCTGTCTGCTTAAATCGTGGGTACTTGTATGCCAAGTAGAATAAAGCATCGTTGATGTTGTTATACATCCCATCTATGCCGACTGTTACCACTTCGTCATCAATCAAGCTGCGGATGTAACCCTTAGCATCGACTGTCATCATCGTCGTTCGTGCGACATCTGTTTTAAGCATATCGATGGATGTTTTGACAGTTCGGCGATAATTACCGAATTCAACCTCAACCATTCTTTGAGAAAGATTGTTGTATTCATAAGCCAAGACCGACGCATCCACTTCGAATTGTTTTGCTTTGACATGTACGGAATCACCAAAACCAACTGTGTTCCCAATGTAGGCTTTGACCTTGTAATTGACTTTAGGCACTTTATACTGATTCAAATACATATTTGCGACAAAGTCCAAGTTTTCAACCGAGTCGGTGTCAAACTGAATGATTTTAGTGTAAGGCTTGTCATAGGACACATCGGCAGTGAGCCAAGCTGGATCAAGTGTGATTCCGTCGTTCCCAATGGGTTTCAACTTCGTGACCACATTATCCCAATTCTCAAACACTTCACTTTGTTGGATGTTCTTCCCATATTCCAAGGTAACACCACGATCTTGACCGATGGTGGACACGATGCGAATCTGCCACTTATCAAATTCAAGGAAACCATTGTAATGATCTGCGATGGCTTTAAGCCCATCATAGACCGACATATCCTCAACCGAGTGAACACTTAAAGTTGATATGTTTGAATAAGCTGTGAACGGACTACCTGTCGGTGTCGTGTTCAAGAGCAATGTTTCAATCGCACTTTGGCAATTTTGATTTAATACATAAGACAATTCAACCGCATACAACTTCGTATCAAAACCGATATGATGTGCCTCGCACCGAACAACACGACCAACCTCGACATTCTTGACACGAAAAGGTTGCTCCCCTTTTTCCAAGGTTTCAACCATCAAGATGACGTCTTGCTCAATCAAGGATGAATGTTCAAGACCTACTTCAACATCCAAATACCATTTGTCTTTTTCTCTAAATTCGTGACAAAGAATCGGTTGGATGATGACATCGCCATTTGCGCTGATTTGTTCAATGTTGAACCCAGATGGGAAAGTCGTTCCACTTGGAAACAAAGTGTTCCTAGGATATTGACTGACGCCCGTTGTGTCGATTGTGAAATTGATTGTATCGGGTGCGAATATTTTCATAAGTACCTCGTTCGCTTAGTTATAACTAGTTCGGTGATGTTTCCCGACCAAGTGATGGTGTTCAAACCAACATCAAAATATGGGAAGTCCCCCGACATCTTGCGATTCTTCAACGTGGTCAAGTAGTATGCCTCCATAGATTGAGAATCGATGTAAACATAAGTTGAATCAAATACATACGTGAATGAGCGACCATTGATGGTCACCACAACTGTGCCTGTCCCTGTGATTTTTAACAAAGGTAATGACACTGCTGTTCCATCATTCGTCACAGAGCCATTTGTGGTCAATGTGATGTTGCTTTCACTTGTAAGATATCTGAATGGGTCTGAAACATAAAACTCGACTGTGGCTGTTTTTAGGCTTACAAGGCGTTCATATGATACCTCGTTATAGATATAGGCGGTGACATATCGTGTTGGGTCTTCGTCTGTGGTTAAGACTCCACCACCCGATAACCAAGCGATGACCTCATTGACTTTTGAAACGTCCATCAATGTGATTTTGATTGGTAGAACATATCCGTCATAACCCAATTCTTCGACGATGGTTCCATCCCGTCCATCAATACGGATGACGTTCGTGCGTTTTGTAGCACGCTTGAAAGGTGGCAGTTTATTAACCACCACCCCAAGTGAATTTGCGGATATCCCTTTGAATGTAATCATTAGTAGACTCCTTTGATGATGCGTCTATCTACAAACTGACCGACTGTTTCACGATCCAACTCGATTGTCATACCTCTTAGAGCATCTTTGACCGCTAGACCAAGGAGGTCATAGTCGATGTTATTTTTATTGGACAACATATCATCCAACTTGCTCAATGGCATAATTGCCTCCGGTTCTCTTTCCCCAACGCCTTGGTACCCGTTGCGAGTGTCGAATATAGTAGGTTGTGTGAAGATGCCACCCTCTGCGTTCCAAGCCACGTTTAGCTTTGGTAAGCCATTTTTGAGCCAAGTAGCGGGGTTGAGTGAGCCTGTGACCGAGATAGTCGGTAGCTTGATGACGTTCTTGAACCCCTCAAAAACACCTGTGATAAAGTCACGAATGTTGCCGAAGACTTCTTTCAACTTATCCCAAAGCCCGACTGCAAACACTTTTATCTTGTCCCAATTCATCCACAATGCGACACCTGCGGCGATTAGACCACCGATAGCGAGTGCGACTAAACCGATTGGGTTTGCAAGCAGTACTGCGTTGAATGCTCCAAAAATAGTGGTTGCACCTGTTGTAATTGTGCTAAGTAATGCGAATAGACCTGCTATTTTACTCACGACTTCAAACCCAATGATGACACCGAGTAAACCTGCTAAAACAGGCACGAGCCATTTTGCATTGTCACTGAACCAAGAGATTGCGTCTGCGATTCCGTTGAAGACTGTGCTTGCTACTTTTTGGATGGTCGGCATATTCTTCAATACCCAATCCAAGAACTTTTGGACAATCGGCATGACTTCTGCGCCGATTTTCGTGACCACTGTTCCAAAGGATAGTTTGACGTCATCCATTGTGTCGCCCAAGACAACGCCTGCTTTGATTGTTTCGTCATCGAGTACAATACCCAAGTCGTGCGCTCTTTGACGGAGGTCATCGACTGCGCCTGCTCCTGCGTTGAGCAACGGAGCGAGTTCAGAACCACTACGCCCCAAAAGGTCGTTAGCAATCGCCGCACGTTCTGTTGAGTCGGTAACACCTTGTAAGGCACTGACAGTCATGTTGAAGATTTCTTCTTGTGACTTACCCTTGAGGTCATCCATTGATAACCCTAAGCGTCCGAATGAGTCTGTGGCAGTTTTAGAGCCTTTCATCAACTCGTCTGTCATATTCGTCAATGTCTTCATTCCACCTTGGAGTGAGTCGATTGAGATGCCATTTTGACCGAGGATGTAGTCCCACTCTTGAAAGCCTTTTGAGGTCATCCCCATTTTTTGGCTCATCTTGTCAATGCGGTCTGTGGCTTTTGTTGCCTCCATGACCATACCACCGAGAGCGGCAACACCTGCGACGACACCGAGGGCAACTTTCTTGCCCATCTCGCCCGCTTTTTTGGCGGACTTCTCAGCTTTGTTTAGTGTGTCAATGGCGTCTTGGTCGGAAATAATTATGCTGCCCATTAAACGGAAAAGTTCAATAAGTCATCACTCCCCTCTATTTTGTCGCTTTTAGCGAAGTTATCCTTTGCCCATAGTGGCTGAAGATTTTTGTAGTTAAAACATTTAAACTGTTCTTCCGGTATTGAGAAATCAAAAGATGAGCAAGGTCTGATATGATCTATATGCCATTTACCATAATTTTCCCAATTCATACCATCAGGAAATTGATTTTCTAAATGTTTTTTTAATTCAATTGGCGAGCATCCGATTATTTCAAATGTTAAATTATTTTTTCTTATTTTTCTTCCCAATAAAAAATCATACATCCTTGATCTCATATTACATATTAACTTAAATATCGGATCGTTTTTACGCTTTTCATTCCTCCATTTATTTTTTACTGACCTGATTCTAACTATATTATTTTTACGATATTCAATTAATTTATTGTTTTGACATTTTTTACATATTGAGTTCCGTCCGAATTTACCATTTTTTCTTTTTGTAAATTCTTCCAATTGTTTAACAAAATTACAACTTTTACATTTTTTAACATCTGACGGTACATTATTTTTTCTACTAACACATTTTTTACATCTATGTGTATGACCATCTTTTGAATTTATATAAGAATGAAACTCATTAATATTTTTTTCTATTTTACATGTTGAACATATTTTATATGTTTCTTCCATGACAATAAATATCGGGAATTTGACATTTATTCATCCAAAGAACTAATTTAATCCTGTTCGTTAATTCTTATTTTCGATATATCGGTATAGTTTCCCGACAATTCAAATCCAAGATAGTTTCTACCTAATTTTTTTGCTGCTAACGCAGTTGTGCCTGATCCTGAAAATGGATCGAGAACAATCTCATTTTTATATGTTAATATTTTAATTGCTTTCATTGGAATGTCCATTGAAAACGTTGCTTTGGTTAATGTTCTGGTGTCGTTCAGATATTTCCATTGTCCAAATACCAATTCCATAAATTCGTTTTTATCCAAATCGGTATAAACCTTCTTTATCCTTTTTGTTCCATCTTCCTTTTCAACTTCGGTGTTAACATAACCCCATTCGGGTTCACCCTTTATCTTCTTCATATAATCTTTCTTATATGCAAGAATTACACATTCTTTTGGGTTGTAAATATATGGACTTGATGGTGACATCCACGAACCCCACGCCGTAGTTTTTGACCGATGAGGTGAATCTTCCTCCAAATCAACAATACCAAAGAAACCAAATCCAATTTCTTTCATTATTTGCCACATTTCCGATGCCATAAAAACCCGACCACCACGCTCTCTAGCATTAATTTCATATGGAATGTTAATTGCAATTCTACCATCATCTTTAAGAGTACGATAAATTTCCGATAACCATAATTTACACCAATTGAAATACACATCCATTGGCATAGTATCTTCATGTTCATCATACTTAATACCAACATTATATGGCGGGCTAGTTACAACCAAATCCACAAGACTATTTGGTACATTTTTGAATAATTGGAGAGCATCTCCGTGATAAATTTTGTTAAGTTCTAACATTTACTTTATAGTTATTAATGGTTACTTTTTAAAAATATAAGGAATATAATTCAATAAACCAAACTAATTATAAAAAAAGATATTATGGCGTGTGGATGTAAGAAAAAAACAGAACAGCCGGTACAACAACAACCGGCACAACAAGCAACTATTAAACTAACCGAAACTAAACCACCTGTGGTTACACAAACAATTGAAAATATTATTGATAAAATTAATAACATCAATAAGAGTTCATAATATGATTACAATTGGATATAGTACAAGATTTTCAAATCCGAAATTCAAAGAATATTTACGTAAATCGTGTGTATCAAAGAATGTTCAGATCATAGAAAAAGTTACAAATGGTGAAAAGAATTTATCAGAAGTATATAATGAAATCATTTCTGAATCCATTAATAACATTGTCATTTTATGCCATGATGACATAAAAATAGATAGTGGGTGGGATAAAAAAATATTAAAAGACTTTCAAGATAATCCTGATTATGGCATTATTGGTAAAGCCGGTTCTTGTTATTTTTCTGAATCAGGAATTTATTGGGAAAAAATGCACGAAACCATGGCGGGACAAGTTTATCATCAACCTGAAAATAAAAAAAAGGGGTTGTCTAGATATTCGGGAAAGTTACCATTTTTAGTTCCCGTTGTTACAATTGATGGATTATTTATGTCATTTAAAAAAGATATGATAAAACATAAGTTCGATGAAACAATTGGCGGATTTCATTTTTATGATCACTCATTTTGTTTACCAAATTATGTTGATGGGGTTAAGATTGGTGTAACATCATCTTTCGAAATTATACACCAATCAGTCGGTACGCCAAATGACGAATTTTACAAAACAAAAGACATCTTTTTAAAAAAATATGGCCATCATTTACCTCTTGATTTAAAACCAACGGACGTTTATGTCCCCGTGTTACATATGAAACCGTTAAAAAACGTTGGTAAAGTTGCAACAATCATTTTAACAAAGGGGAAACTCGATTTATTATTTCAATGTGTAACCTCATTTATCACCTATTGTGATAAAAAAATGTACGAAATTTTCATTGCAGATACGGGATCAACTGAAATTGAGAAAGAACAAATTAGAACCTTTATAAAACAAAACGAATCCTTTGTTACGATTCATTTAATTGAATATGATTATTTCAATTTTGGTAAAATAAATAATGACGTTGTTCGTAATCATATTGACAGTTCATTTGAATATATACTATTTTGTAATAACGATATTAAACTATTAAGTAATGTTATTCACGGAATGTTAAATATATTCAAAGATCAACCAAAAGCTGGTACTGTTGGATGTAGATTACATTTTGGAGATCATACTGTTCAGCATGATGGTATGTTAGGGGTACTTAATAAAGAGAATCAATTTAGACTTACACACCACGGGTTTAAAAGTTATTATATGTTTTCACCTTATGTTAAAAAAGTATTCGGAAATACTGGTGCTCTTTTAATGATAAGAAAAAATACATTCGAAAATTGTGAATATTTTAACGAAACATATATTAGCTGTTTTGAAGACGTTGAATTAAATATGAAATGTTTTTTATTGGGGTATGAAAATTATAATGATGGCGGATTAGTTGCATATCATTATGAAAGTCAATCTAGAAACGACAATCCTGATACAACAAATAATATGAAAATTGATTATGAAAACAATTTAATACCATTCATTAATAAGAATTTTGAAAGAATAAAACCAAGATTATTAATTATTCAATATGATAGAAAAAATTAACATACAAACCTTAGTTGGTAATCATGTCGCTCCGTACATATATAATTCAAAGAATTTTATTCCGGGTGAAACACCAATATATTACTCAGGACCATATTGGGATAATAAAGAAATTGAAGCATCTATTGATGCTCTTCTTAATGGTAAGTGGATTAGTTCAGGTGAAAATGTTAGGTCATTTGAGCAACATTTTAGTAAAATGTTCAACGTTGAACATTCCGTTATGGTGAATTCAGGTTCGTCCGCTAATTTAGCCATGATGACAGCTCTTAAAAAAAGATTTAAATGGGAAGATGATGATGAAATCATTCTTTCACCTGTTGGTTTTCCAACAACAATTTCGGTTGTTTATCAAAATAGATTAAAACCGATATTTGTTGATATTGAGTGGGAAACCTTAAATTTTGATTTAGATAAAATAGAAGAAAAAATTACGACTAAAACCAAAGCAATATTTGTTTCTCCGGTATTAGGAAATCCCCCTGACATGGATAAATTACTTGCAATATGTACGAAACATAATCTAAAATTAATTGGTGACAATTGTGATAGTTTAGGATCAAAATGGAATGGTAAATTTTTAAATGAATATTACGTTGCATTTTCAAATTCATTTTATCCTGCCCACCACATATCGACCGGTGAGGGTGGAATGGTGTGTACCAATGATGACCTACTTCATAGGATAATTGTTAGTATCGTTTCATGGGGTAGAGATTGTGTGTGCGTTGGGTCAGCAAACCTTTTAAGTGGCGGTAGTTGTGGAATGAGATTTAGTAATTGGTTAGACACTTATGACGGTATAATTGACCATAAATATGTTTTTTCAAATATGGGATATAATTTAAAACCATTAGATCTACAAGGGGCAATTGGTATTGAACAACTTAGAAAATTTGATGAAATTAGAGGTAAACGTACAATTTCAAAATACACCATTGGTAACATTTTTACATCGAACATCAATGGAGTTAAAGTGATTTCAGGATTACCAAAATCAGATCCTCATTGGTTTGGAACGCCATTTTTATGTACTGAAGAAGGATTAAAACATAAATTAGTGAAACACTTGGAGAAAAATAAAATACAAACAAGAAATTACTTTGCTGGTAATATTTTGATTCACCCCGGGTATTCATTCCTTGGTGACTATAAAGAGTTTCCAGAAGCAAATAAGGTATTGGATAAGGTATTTTTCGTTGGCGCGGCTCCTCATTATAATGAAAATGTGTTTAACTATATTGAAGAAGTAATTAAAAAATTCTAATGAAATATCTAATATTAGGTGATGGTTTATTGGGGGGTGAAATTATAAAACAAACCGGATGGAATTTTATATCAAGAAAAAAGGATGGAATTAATATTTGTGACCCGATGACATATTTCCGGTTTTTATTAGATTATGATGTTATAATAAATTGCATTGCATACACTAATACATACTCTGATGACAGAGATATGAATTGGAATATAAATTATAAAGCTGTTGACGACCTAATAAATTTTTGTAATAATAACAATAAAAAATTAGTTCACATATCAACAGATTATATATATTCCGGATCTAAAGACCCCTCTTCAGAAACCGATGTTCCAGTTCACCTGTGTACATGGTATGGATACACCAAATTATTATCTGATGGTCTGGTTCAGCTTAAATCAAAAAATTATTTATTATGTAGATTGTCTCATAAACCTACGCCATTTCCATATGATAATGCGTGGTCAGATATTAAAACAAATTGTGACTATGTAGATGTTATCGCTTCATTGGTAATAAAGTTAATTGAAAACGGAAGTATTGGCCTTTTTAATGTTGGTACTGAAGAAAAAACAATTTACGAACTTGCATTAAAAACAAAAGATGTTACGCCAATTTTAAAACCAAATGACGTTCCATCTAATACTTTAATGAATCTCAGTAAATTAAATGGCGAATTGGGAATTTAAATCCACCATTTGTATTTAAGTCATATGCTCCCCCTTTTGATTTGGTTATTAAATAATATCTACAAT